TCATTAGTTTTTTCTGGAGATGCTACAACAGGATGGACTTACACGGAGAAATAATATGTCAAATTACGAAGCAACAAAATACGATTTTTCAGGAGCAAATCTTACAGGTATCGAAGGAATTCCTACAGCAACTATTGTGCCGTGGTCTTCTGCGTCAGTACCATCTGGATTTTTAGAATGTAATGGACAAGCTGTTTCAAGATCAACTTATGCAGATTTATTTGCAATTGTAGCTACAACTTATGGATCTGGAGATGGTTCATCAACTTTTAACGTTCCAGACTTACAAGACAATGTTGCAGTTGGAAAATCTAACAACAAATCTTTAGCATCGACAGGTGGAGCAAACACTGTTGCAGTGGCAGCTTCTGGTAATGTTGGTGGTTCAACAGCAAATGCAACTTTATCTACAGCACAACTTGCATCTCACAGTCACACTCTTAGAAGTTTTGTTGCACAACAACCTTTTCCACAAACTCCATCTATTTCACAGGCTCAGACTAGACAGCTTAGTAATACTACTTTTAATACTGGGAGCCAAGGTTCAGGAGATGGACACTCTCATAATATGAGTGCAACTTTTTCAGGTGACACAGCAAACCCATCTGTATTACAACCTTATTTAACAATTATTTATATTATTAAGACTTAGGAGAAATTATGGCAACAAACGCAAATTGGACAATAGTATTTGAAGACAAAAAGATAATTAAAAATCATGCAGAGGGTGCCGATGCAGGTGTTGGATACTTAATTAATGATGATGCTTTTTGGGCAACTACTGATTTTCAAAATATTTGGGCTATTCAATCAGGTACTTCTAATTCTTCTGATGAAGTAGAACATAGAGATGACACACCTCATTGTTCTTTAGCTGACGAAGGAATAGATATTCAACAATTTGTCACTAGATGGGACGCTGTTCACTTAACTCACTTACAAGGTGAGTGGGATGCTGATAATGTTGAAGGTGAAAGTGAATCCGATAAAATTGCTAGACTAGGTCCAAGACCTACTTCTTATTCTTCATAATTTAAAAAATTACTCATAGCATATCTAGGGCCACAGTCTTCATGAAACTGTAATGAACAATGGTAAATTTTAGGATCAAAAATAATTGCCCTATTTTCTTTAAATCCTATATGAGAATTTAAAACATAATCTTTATTTACTTTATCATAAAAACCTGTACCACTATTCATTAATTGATCTCCTTTTAAATATACTAAACAATTTACATCATTAAGTGGATCTTTATGAGGGGTTGCTCCTTTATGTTTAGTGCTCAATAAATAATCATGTTCAAAACTTTTTATATTAAGTCCCATATTTTTTAATATGTTTTTCATTTCTTTCACAGCAAAGTGATTGAAATCTAATGAAGAATTAAAATATATTCTTTGGTAAGGATTTTGATCTTCTTTTCTAACAGTTGCATTTCTATTTTCAAACACACATTTTGAAATATCAAAAAGTATTTCATTATAAATTTTATTGTTAAAAAAATTATCTTTTATTATTAAGAAGTCTTTTATTTTTATCATGATAATTTACTGCAACCAAGCCACTATACAATATCTTGTTCCTTTTGTAATTGGTTGAATACTATGAGGATACATAAAATTACTTGGAAAAAATACCACCGAACCTTTACCAAGTTTTAATCTTTTAATCTCTTTTTCTTTTTGATCTGTAAAAATTAAATCACCACCTTTATAATTGTCGTTTAAATTCATGGTAATACTTAAATGTCTAGCTGAGTCACTAGAATGATCAGTGTGAAAGTCATACTTACCACCTACAGGGTATTTTAATAAATCTATTTGATTAATTACATTACTAGACATTTTGGGAAATTTAATTTTATAATAAAAATAAATTCGTTCAATTTCTTTTTTTATATAATTCCAATAAAAATCATCAGTGGGTTTTTTAAAATTTAAAAGATATCCTTTTACATTTCTTATATTTTTATTAATACCTTCTTCTTTGTATCCTGTGCCAATTTTTAAATTTTTTTTAGCCTTTTTATTTATTAAAGGTATAATTTTATTTATGAAATCTTGAGAAATTACATTTTTAATTTCTACTATAAATTCAGTATGATCCATTATGGTCTTAATAGCAGCCAAGAAGTTAGTATATATTTTTTACCAGACAAAGGTGGATTACCTCTATGTAAATAAGGAAAGCCTGCTGGCCAAATAACTATTCTACCTTTTTTAGGGTTAACTCTTTTTGAAAAATGCAAGAATTCTGTTTCACCTCCTTCTTCAACATCATTTAAATATATAGAAAAAACAAAAGCTCTTTTTTCATTAGCAGATCCTTTATTATGTTCTATATGCCAAACGTGATAGCCTTCTGTAGGTAATGTTTTTTGAATCTTTAAATCTGTGAAATGAAACTTATTATCATAAGCATCATTTGCTCCTGTGGTTTCACAGTAATGACTCCAGGCTATATCAAAGTTAACCATTATGGGTTTTAATTGCTCCCACCAGATATCTAGGTTGTTTGGCACCGCAAAAAATTGTTTATCTTGTTTGCTTAAAATAGATGCCCCTTCAAAATTAAGTCTACTTATAGTTTTTTCAAATTTGTTTTGATCTTCATATAATTCAATAGCTTTATTACATTCTTGTTCAGTAATGTAATTATCATAAACACCTATAAAATTATTTATGTTAACTGTTTTTTCTTTCATTTTCATTTTGTATAAATATTTGAATTGTTTTTCTAGGAATTATTGAACTCGTAACCGGTGTTACTTTATGCTGTAAAGGAGCTTTTACAATAACCAATGAATTACCAATTAAAGGTATAAAACCATTAGCTTTTTTATCTGTAAATAAAAATTCGCCTCCAAACATAGGATTCCATCTTCTGTTAATATAGTATGTTATACCATATAAATGTCCATTGTCATCATGCCAATTAATACCAGAACCCTCTTTCATAGAATGAATTAATGGTAAATAATTTTTAATTTTTATTTTATGAAACAAATTGTTCTCCAATAGTATTTTTATTTTTTGAAGAGGCGGATAATTAATATCTAAACTAGTGTTATCAACAAAATTTTTGTAACCGTATTTTAAACTTTCGTGCCAAGTATTTTTTGTTGATTCTAATGATACTAAGTTACTTTTAAATACATCATAATGTAATTTTTTATATGAAGAATAATCTAAAAAATTTTGTATATAATATAATTTATCCGGTATTGAATACACTAATTTCATGATCCTAAAAAACAATTTATTGAATACCTAACACCTTTTGTTACAGGTTCAGTTCCATGAATCCAAATTAATTCTGCAGGGAACAACATACTATCTCCAGTTTTAAAACACTCTTTTACTTGACCATTAAAGAATCTAAACTCTCCTCCTTCATAATCTTCATTTAAATTTAAAGTACAAGAAGCTCTTATATTTCCTCCTACATCAGTATGATCTTCAATACATTCTCCTTTTTTGTATCTTATAATACGAATATTATCCGTTTTGCTAATAGAAGCATTATCAAAAGTAGGACATATATTTTTTTGAATATGTAAAACATAATTAGTTATCATTATTGATAAATACATTTCAGATATATTTAAAGCTTCTTTTATATCTTTATTGGGATTAGTAATTCGTGATAAATTTAGACAGTTAAAATTGTCTAATTTAATTTTTTTATCTTTATATTTATAACTTTGCTCTGGACCTGATAATTCAGAATATTTTTCAAAGGTTTCTATTAGTTTTTGACAAAGATTTTTAGGAACTAATCCATTAATTCGATACTTTAAATCTGTTATTTTATGGTCAAAGGACATTATATTGCATCTTTCATTCTCTATATTTTTAATATATAACACTATTATGGCCTTAAAAAAAGTAGATTTTGCACCTGGTTTTAATAAACAGAGCGTACCTTCAGCTCTTCCCGGACAATGGGTAGATGGAGATTTTGTACGTTTTAGATATACCGCACCTGAAAAAATAGGTGGCTGGGAGCAATTGACCGCTGCATCTAAGACTTTACCTGGCGCAGCTAGAGCACAACTAACTTGGACTTCATTAGTAGGAGAGCGTTACGCTGCTATAGGAACCTCTCAAGGTTTATTTTTATACTATGGTAATGATTTTTTTGATATTACTCCATTAGATACAGCTATTACTGGATGCACATTAACAACAGTTAATGGTTCAAATATTTTACAAATTAATAAGGGATCACATGGTTTATCTAAAGGAAGATATGTAACTTTGTCAGGTGTAACTGTTACAGGTAATTCAGATTATACAGCGGCAGAATTAGAAGTAGCTTATGAAATTTTAACAGTTGCAACAGTAGATAAGTTTACAGTTCAAGCTGTAAGAGCTGAAGGAGGAACAGGCATGACTGCAGCAGGTGCTGCAACTGTTAATCCTTATGTTGAAGTAGGACCAACCTTTCAAACTGCTGGTTATGGTTGGGGTACTGCTTCTTATGGAGATTCCACTTGGGGCACAGAACGATCTACAAGTAATGTAGTTTTAGATCCAGGAAATTGGAGTCTTGATAATTTTGGTCAAGTATTAGTTGCAACTATATTTGATGGTAGAACTTTTACATGGAATGCTGGAGCATCAGGAGCTCGAAGTATTCGAGCGTCACAATCGACATCTGGTTTTGTAACAACTGGTAATCCGACAGCGTCTAGATTTACTTTAGTCTCTGACAGAGATAGACACTTATTTCATTTTGGAACAGAAACAACTATTGGCGATACAACAACACAAGACCCTATGTTTGTGAGATTTTCTAACCAAGAAGATTTAAATACTTATTTACCTACCGCTACTAATACTGCAGGTACTTTTAGATTAGATACAGGTAATGAAATTAGAGCAGCACTCCAAGGTAAAGATTATGTTTTTGTTTTAACCGATAACGCTGCCTATGTAATTCAATTTGTTGGTCCACCTTTTACTTTTAGTGTTAGACAAGTGGGCACTAACTGTGGATGTATTGGGCAACATGCAGCTTCTTATGTCAATGGCGCTATATATTGGATGTCTAATGAAGGCGGGTTTTTTATGTACGATGGTACTGTCAAAGCCTTACCTTGTTTAGTAGAAGACTTTGTATTTACAGTTCAGAATGGAAATTTAGGTCTTAATTTCAATTCATCTGATGTAATTTTTTCTTCACCAAATTCTTTATATACTGAAGTAAATTGGTTTTATCCTAAATCAGGATCTGATCAAATTGATCGATGTGTGACTTACAATTATCAAGAAAATGTTTGGACCACTTCATCATTAGATAGAACTACTTACGCTGATCAAGGTGTTTTTGTTAAACCTTATGCAACGGATTATGAATCTACAACCACTCCAGTGTTTCCAGATATACTGGGTATTACTAATTTATACGGAGCCTCAATATACTACGCTCATGAAGTAGGAAATGATCAAGTTAATAGTTCAGGCAGAAGCTCAATCAATGCTTTTATTAGATCTGGAGATTTTGATATTGATGATGGTGAATTATTTATGTCTATGAGAAGATTTATGCCAGACTATAAATTTTTAGTGGGAAACTCTAAAGTAACTTTATTTATATCAGACTACCCCTCTGATGTTCAATCTGGTTCCCCTTTAGGTCCCTTTACAATAACAACCACTACTGATAAAGTAGATACTAGAGCGAGAGGAAGACTACTATCTTTAAAAATAGAAAATGATGCTGCAGGTGAAACTTGGCGTTATGGTAGTTTTAGAATGGATGCTCAACCAGACGGAAGG